ACTTCCTGAAATTTGGTCCTTATATGGGTTCATGTGTAGCAGAATTAATGAACTGTTCTGAATCAGATTCTGTTAATTTCTCTAAATATTCTAGGGACTGTGCTAGTCATCTCCTATTATTATATTGTAATAATAAAACTGATGCAGAAGAGCTGATAACATCACAAAGGTATTTATTTATGAAATTATTGGAGGATGTGGGAAAGTCTCCTTACATTTTTGTAGAGAGATTTCCAAAAGTGTTAAGATCTAGAGTCACAGCTTACTATCTAAAGAAAACTATTTCATTATTGGAGTATTATGACACTAATAGCATAACAAAAGTCCCAAGACAAGGAGAAGAGATGATTCTCTATGATTACATGAATATTAAATCATTGTTCAGTGAGGGGTTTATATCATTGCATAATAAAGTCAATGAGTTTTATTTTGGATATGTAGTCTCAAAAGAAAGAAATACAGGAAAGGATAAAACCTTCAAAGTCTTAACTAAGTTAATTAAGCAAGAGCAGAAATTTAGGAAGAATGTGAAAGGGAGTATCTTTACTAGGGAGGAAAAGTATGAGGAGTTCAAAACAAACATGCCACTGATTAAGTTCTTTTCAAGTGCTTTTTCAGACCTGCTAGAATCAAAATTTGGTGTTGATTATAAGTCCAAGATAATGAATGATTTTGTTCATGCAGTTTCTAGATCCAATTTCAGCGACTTAGCAACATTGAAAGTGTCTTCAAGAGATCATTCCAAAGATGTTGTGGTACCCTTAGGTTCTGACAGCACAGAAGAGACATTTCAAAAGTTAAAGAAAGATTTCCCAGAAGAGATTCTTAAGCGCCCCTTTTGTATGGAATCTATGACTGAGATCATAAAGAAATATGAATCTGACACTGGAAAGAAAATTATACATTTAAGTCAACTAGCCCCATGGTGTTTACAAAAATTATTGAAGAAAGGTCATTTTGATAGTGATCAGTTTGATAAATCTCAACATGGAGGAGAAAGAGAGATTCATGTGTTAGAATTTATGGCAAGAATTGTACAATATTTTGTTGAATTAGTTTCACGCACAATATGCTCTTATTTTCCATCTGAAACAACTGTGAATCCAGATACTAAAGACAAGTTTGTTAAAGAACATTATGCAAAGTCAAAAGAGATGTTTGGTAATAATTTCACGACAGTTTCTAAATCTGCCGATGCAACTACTTGGTGTCAATTTCACCATTCTAGTCATTTTGCTGCCATGTTCCAAGCAATCCTTCCAGAAGAATTGAAGGAATTTACTCTGAGCGCATTGTCTCTATGGCCAAGGAAAAGACTATCTTTCCCGCTAAAACAAGCCTCTAGTTTAGCTGCTAATGTAAAGCTTCAGACTAGCAATGATGTATATATGAAATTCAAGGAAGAATTTGAAAAGGGTGAAGGAATGTTTGTGAATGCAAGAGGAAATTTGATTGAGATCATTTCTGGCATGTTTCAAGGAATTTTGCACACAACTAGCTCCTTATATCACACCATGATACAAGAGGTAATGAAACAAGTTCTGATCAATGCTTGCAAGGGAAGATTAAGAATGGATAAGGTGTTGATAACAATCTGTCAAGGAAGTGATGATTCAGGTTGTATGATATCTGTGCCTGGAAAGCCAACCCTTAAAACCATGCAGATGTTGAAAAGGTTGTTGTTATGGAAAGAGCGAGTTTCTCCTTATTTGTCCGTTTTTTGTAATGAAGCCAAAAGCTCAATAGGAACTCATGACTTAATTGAATACAATTCAGA